CTCCGTCACAAGGACAGTCTAACTCTTAGAACTGGTATTGGATCAACATGCGTGGTGATCCGTTTCCAGAATTAAGAATTGCTTAGCAAGCAAAATTAGTCTGAACGAGTGATGGAGGGGAGTACACCCCCGGGCCCCCTCAGAGATAAATTCTATGTCCAACATAATAATATTTATTAGTTATTATGTAATCCTAAAGTTGATTAGTTGATTGCTAAATCTTCTAATTACCCTTAGGTAGTAGAAATTTATCTCTGATATGCCCGGGGGAGTTCCAGATAACCGTCTGGAAGAAGTGTATCGCATTTTGTAGAGATTACCTCCGCAGATGAAAAATCTAGGTACCCTTCTGCTCCTTTTCAGGAACGGTCCAACTGACTAACTATGAGTAGTAATAATAGAGACAAACAATTATTCAAAAGAATAAGGGATGCCTTTAATACTACTAATTTAGTGTTAAGTTGGGGGAAAAAAACTTTCGGATGAAATTCCGATTGTAATTTTCCCGGAAGCAATACAAGTTTGCTAGACCAGGTATGAGGGCCTTTTCTCAAAGCGGATACTCCCGAAAAAGTCAGAATCGAACTCTCTCAGTGAAAAACTGTAAGAGTTTGAATTATGAAGATTTTAGGAAGTTCGCCTGAGGAAAGAAAACTCCTCATGGCCTACCCCCCCAAGGGAACTCGGAAGTGGGTTATTATTTTTGTAAAGAAATGACAATCAGATATGCCTTCGATTAATCGAAAAGCATGAATGACCGTTATGTTCTCAACAAGGTCCATAATTCTTGAGGGACAACCTAATTACTTAACTATAACTCAGGACAGCGAGAAGCTGACACCCAGTTATGCTAAGTACATTAGGAAGTTCTGAAGAAAATTACGGATCAATAACTTCACTTCTGTTTCCAGAAGGGTTAAATGGTCCAATTGACATCTTACCTCTAAACAAGGACCGAATGGGCTAGCCTTGATGACTCTCGTCAGTGACTTTGTGTCACTACCAGACTCACTCAAGGATAGTCTCTCAGTCCTTGGTGGATCAAAGTTTGATAAAGCTATGAAAACTCTAAGCTTTATCTTACCTTGATTTACAGAGACAAGGATATCAACCGATAAAGGTCAAATCCGGAAGGTCTCCAATTTTGGTGACCTTGAGGGGAAAACAAGAGTGGTTGCAGTTTTAGATTACTTTTCTCAAAGTGTTCTAAGACCACTTCACTCCTGGCTCTTTAAAGTTTTAAAGAGAATTCCCCAGGATTTTACTTTTAACCAAGGGGGATTTAGAGATCATTCCAAAGATTGAGAAGACTTCTATAGCTGTGATTTATCTGCAGCTACAGATCGCTTCCCAATCAAGGTAATTTCTCAAGTCTTACTTGGTATCTTTCCTCAAAATTATGTATCCGCATGAGAAGACATAATGGTAGGATATCCCTTCAGAATACCAGGCGATAACATTTGTTATCGACGTGGAAATCCGATGGGAGCCTATTCATCATGAGCTTCATTTACACTTGCACATCACTTTGTGATATTCATGTGTTGTGAAGACCTCGGTATCAAGTGACATACTGCAAAGTATGCCATTCTTGGTGACGATATTCTCATAGGAGACACAAAATTATATCATAAATACAGAATGTATTTAGATGACCTTGATATACCAGTTTCTCAACCAAAGACTCATGAGAGTAAAATCTTATTAGAATTTGCGAAGAGATGGGTATACAAGGGAGAAGAGATAACTCCCTTTCCCATTCCAGCAATGAGAGAAGCTAAGAACTATGCGTTCCTAACCTCTCTACTTTGCCAAGAATCAGAGAGGGGGTACCGGTGCGATATACCCTCATCAGTTAAGCATTGATTTCAATTAAAAGATGAATTTAGAAGGGAAAAATCAGGAAAGAAGAACTCTTATAAAAGAGATTCTTTTTATACTGATTTAGCCACTCTAAGTCAC